ATACCAAATCTCTCACATATCCTCCTTTCAAGTATATTACCAATACCTAGCTGAAAATATGTATTCAGCGTGGGTTCAGTACATATACACCGTGAAATCTCATCGTTCTTAGGAACAAAACTAAGACGACTGTTCCTCGATATAACCGCCTCACCGTAATGGTACTTTCTGAGAAGCTCAGAATTTGACCATTCCGCGAAGCCACGTATATATCGACTGTACCAAAAGTACAGAGACGGATCGCTACAAGTCAGGGGTGACGCAAATAGCTTTGCATAACTACTTCCGCCACGCGCACAGATATTGGCACCTGGACCAACTCGACTCTCGTCGAGAATCTGGTTTGGGTGGTCAATAAGTCCGCACGTTCCCGTCTTAAACCAAAACTCATACAGGGATTGTCTTAATTCCCCCATAAGAGACTCGGTCCTAGTATCCCATGACTGGGTATTAGGGCTCCAAGTATCGCACGCAAGGTTGCATGCAAGGAACTTGTTAAGCGCTTTGTCATCTGCATCAACGCTAACCTTACTAATGAATTTCTTCACTAGAGAGGTTCGCAAACTGACGGCAAACGCATCGCGCAGATTGATTCCCGGAAACATAGATGTACTTTCAGTACACCCTGATAACCGGAGATCCGTCTGTAAACAAGAGACAAGTGTCTCAGGTGTAACAACCATAGGATCTTGTCCTCAGAAAAATACCCTGGTAAATTAGCCCTTCTTGAGTCCTCTCTTTGACAATTCAGCCAAAGAGACCTCAGTAAGTGCAATAAAATTACCAACCCTTCTACAGTCTTCCAGAGGCAAGTCCTCAGGGTTTTCGCCCTGAAGCTCCGCCATAAGAAGCATAAGAAGGTGTATATCTCGGAGGTTCCGCAGGATGGCCTCTTTAACAAGGTCACCTGCAGCGTCTAAACGCACCATTTCGGGATCACATGAAGTATCAATGAAAGTCTTGCGACTCGCAATGAGTTCAGGCGAATCGATACAGTGTGAGAGTTGAAATATGCGATCATAAATCGACGTATCCATAAGAGTCTCCAAGGTATAATTTAGGTACTTTTCCGAACTACGAGAAACCCGAGAATACAAACGAGAAGAATCAAGTTTGCAACTCGGATTGTCAAAGCTACTGTCAGGCCAATGTCCCTAAAAGCTAGGGAACGAAGACCGTTAAGTAGCCCCCTCACAGGGTGCCCGTAATCAATGTCTGTCCCCACTCTCCGGCCTCTTCTGCGAAGAGGCCTTCGATAAAGGACTGCATTGCCAGGACCTGTGCAGGTTCGTAGCTGTCCATGCCAGCAGGGATATCCCACGTGCCGCGAAAGA